ATTACAAGGGTTGTATCGAACAACTATCAGATTACGGCCGAAGATGACTTTGTACACATCAAGGGCACAGGCCGCCAGACATTTGACAAAGGGTTACGAGTAAGAGTCAATGGGTCAGGTGCAGCCGGTAATAATTATAGTATCGAAGTAGGTAACGGCTCGAACTTAAACATAGAAGTGAATGGCGGCAACATCAATCTCACTACATTACAGACAGGTGCAGATGGCGGTGACATTAATATCAATGCGAGTCGTAAGTTAAACATACAAGCAGGTACAGGTGTTGAGTTAACAACAAATTCAGGTGACATTAACATGAATACAGTGCCAGGCAAAGTCAACATCAAGGGTGACGAAATCAATCTAAACTAGCAAAAGCTTTTATTCTAATCGACATATACAAAACTGGCCATAGACCGTCTAACTACTGTAAGGGATCTGTTTTGCGATAGGTACTCAATGTACATAAATATTCATGTATGCCTAATCTGAAGCAATTCGTTTAGGTTTACAATCAAAATTTTTTTCGGAGGATTTTTTATGGCAAACACTTTGTCGAATACTCATAGAGTCCTTGATCGTAAAATCAAAGACCTAGAACTATACTCTCCTCACAAATCACAACTGATCAAAACCCTTAAAATAAAGAAACTTGGCATTAAAGATCAAATGGTCAAGGTCGTGAATGAACAGATTGATCAGTTTATAGCAAAGGAGAAAGAGAAACGTTATAAAGAAATGATACATAGTATTAATAGAGAAAAGAAACGAAAGAAAGGTTGAGAGGGCCACGAGAAAACGTAAGATACAGGCCTATGCAGAAAGGTTAGACAAAGCAGCATTAAGTGGATAAGGACAATATTATAGAAGTAAATAGCAGAGAGGTGCATTGTGATGATGACCACCCTCTTGTATATTATGTGATACCCACAGAAACCAATTCGGCAGTATGTGGGTATTGCAATCGTACCTTTGTGTACATTGGAGAATAGTATGGGAAAAATTCTTTCTTTTACGAAGAAAAAAAAATCGGTAAAAAAATCTTCAAGTTATTTAGAGTATATGAAAGCGATTATAGCGAGTCATAGAGAAGGTAAGATACTTCAATTTCCTATGAGTAAAGTTATAAATAGAACGTATGGTAAAAAGTTTTAAAGAAGTAGAACAGATTGATTTGGTATGCGAAGGTATGTATCAAGACCTCGAGATTACCGAAGCAGAATATCAAGGTAAGAAGGTCAAGTTAAATGATCCAATACGTGGTGGTAGTAAGAAGTTCTACGTTTATGTGAAAGATGGTGACAAAGTAAAAAAAGTTTCTTTTGGTGATACAACTGGTTTATCAATTAAGCGTGATGATCCTGCTAGACGTAAATCGTTTCGTGCAAGACATAACTGTGATAATCCTGGACCGAAAACAAAAGCACGATATTGGTCATGTTATCAATGGCGTGCAAATGCACCAGTAGATAATTAGTATGAATAAGAATCGTTATGATTGGCGTGGTAACAAGGCTGAATATTCTGAAAGATATGGTTGGCACTTGAAACCCACCGAACAAAGAAGGCAAGAACGTTTACAAGAACACGTAGCAAAACGTAAAGGTCGTGTAGACCATAAAACAAACCGTCCTGGTAAATCAAAATAGATAAATATTCACGAACCTCTTAATAAAGAAGGAGAAATCAAATGTTAAAAAAATTAATATTCATTACAGCCATAGGTCTAGCCGTATTTGCTTATCAAGCAAATGCAGCGGAAGTTATACCTTATGGTTCATTTAACTATAAGTTATCAAATGATGAAAATTCATCTGGTAAGTCTTATAGTAAACTTGAAGATAATGGTTCATCAATTGGTATAGAGATCATTGATCTTGGCGCTGAAGGTGATACGATTACAGGTTTTGCATTACTTGAAGTTGGTGTTGACACTGACGATAGTGGATCGAATACTTTTGATTCTAAACTTGCATATGTAGGATTAGATTCGAATATGGGTAAACTATCAGTAGGTCGTCAATCACATCCATTTGCAGATAACATTGGTGGTAAAACATCAATCTTTAATGTCTATGGCGGAAGTAGTGATTGGAACTATGCTTCAAGATCGTCAAACAGTTTAAAGTTTTCAACAACACAATCTGGTCTCACACTAGATAGTATTGGTATTGTTGACGGATCAAGTTCAAACACAAATGCTTTTGATGAGTTCGAAGTTACAATCTCAACAAAGTTATTCGGTAGTGATTTATCAGTAGGATATGCTGATGATGTCAATAGCGATATATCTTATTGGGGTGTTGCAGGTTCTACTGATCTAGGACCTTTGAACATGAGTTCATCATATACAATTTATGACGCTGCAACTGACAAGTATGGATTAGAAGTAACAGCAAGTTACTCAATCTTTAGTGTTGGTTATGGTGATAAAGAAGGCACAGGTCTTGCTTATACAGCAGGCGTTGCACATGATCTAAACGATTCACTTAGCGTTTATGCAGAAGGTGAAATGAAAGATTTAGATTCTGGTTCTGATACGACTTCTTGGTCAATCGGCAGTAAATTTACATTTTAATCCAGGGCATTTCCAGCCCAAGAGAGGGACCTTCGGGTCCCTTTTTTTATTGATAAAATGAATTAGGTTTATTAATACCTAGATTTTTCTGGTAAAGGTGGTAGTCAAGAGCGACCTGCCAGTCGGCCCCATATTCTGTCCTGAAGTAGCGAATGAGATTTGGATCCACATTGTCATAATGATGAGTGTTAAAGATATTGGTGTAATTAGAAAACTTTTCAATAAAGTAGTTAAGCATAAATTTTTTATTCCTTTCATACAAATATATAGTATGATTGTATATGTGTTTAACACATTAAGATTGCAACGCTTCTATGCAATTTAGACATAGTGTATTCCAACAGGAAAAAACACTACATCTATAAATTCTTGTTTGTATAAGTATGGGTGTGCGTCCCTCAGAAACCTGCTAAGCTAGGATTCAGAGCCAGGATCCAAAACCTCTTCTAAAGACTTGTAATGGTCCTGTGATATTTGTATTATAGCATAATGTATAACTTTAAAGAGGTCTGTTTTATTCTTACCTCTTTTCTTGCCATAACGTTGAGCATATTTTAAAATATTGCCCATGCAAAAACCTTCGCCGTGGCCTTGATCAATAATGATTTCAGTGGCTTGTTTTTCTACACCGTTGGCATAGTGTTGTCTATAAGTATTATCAATGTAGTCCATAACTTCATTGAGTATATCTTGTTCTTTAAATTTATAATCTGGCATATACATCCTTTTGTTTGTTTGTTACTGTCATAGGAACGTGCTTCACTATTTTGTTTCTAATTGTATTTGAATCTAATCCTAATATTTTACAATATTGTATAAATTGTGGATTGTTATTCATAAACCAATCAATTGCTTCTTTTTTATGTTTTAGTTTTTTCTTACTAGTACCTTCATAAGAAGCATCCTCTATTGCTTGTGTTATAATACTTGAAATAAAATTTTCTTCTGGTGTCATTATATATCCTTTTCAATTTGTGAGAAGTATGCCCAATATTGGTCACCGTTCTCGGTTTCATAATCTATCGAACCTGTATATTTACAATCCGTGTCGTATTCACCTACCTGATATTCATTTAAGCCAAATTCACCGGTAGATGATATTTGTATACCTGTGATTTTACCTTCTCTAGGTAAAATCTTTCTAACGTTTACAGATACGTTGTCGCCTACTTTAATTAACATTTTATATCCTCAAGGTATTCTTCTACCTCGTTAATGTCATTGAAACCAATAAGGTCCCAAGCAATATCTGCTGATTTTACAAGTAACATAGCAGATGTTACAGTTTGAGAGCCTGACTTAATTTGACTCTCTAGGTTAGATAAAAAGTTTTCAGCGTTATCCATCGCCCATTGTTTCACTTTACCCATTATATATTCCTTTCTGTTAGGGTTGATATTCCTGACACAGCGTCAGTTTCTATTTTTTTTGTTCTAAGATTTTTAATCATATAAGCATTAGGACCAAATTTAGATTCTAGTCTATCAGCGTTATGTATTTGATCTCTTAAATCAATTAATTTGTCTATTGATTTATTTTCATTAGAGTTATCTATTATATCTTGAATAGATTGCATGATTTCAAA